TCTATCTTCTCTAAGTGTCAATCGTACAACTCTACTTGTTGCTGGAGGAGGTGGTGGCGGTGGTGGTGCAGAAGGAGCAAATGGCCAGGATGGTGGTGCAGGTGGCAATGCGTGGACTACAGGTAACACTGTAGCTGGCGGTATTTATTATGCATCTAATGGTGCCGATGCAGATGCTAATGGTGGCTTAGGAGGTTCATTAATTGGAGGAATACCAGGTGGTCAAGGTGCTACATCAGGTTTGCCCAGTCGTGGCGGTCGTGGTGGATCAGGTTCAGCACAAAGTGGTGGAGGAGGTGGTGGTGGAGCTGGTTATTTTGGGGGTGGTGGAGGTGGTGGGTTAGGCGCCAGTACAGGTTCAGGCGGCGGTGGCGGCGGTGGTTCTTCATTTGTGAATCCTATCGTTACAGGGCCTACAATTGGTATAGATACTACGTTCCAACCGAGTGGTCATGTTCGTCTAGTATTATCGTAAATAAAAATCTTATCCTAGACTAGAATGCCGACGTATGATAATTCTTATGAAGCTCGGACAAAACGTACCAAAGCAGCACTTATTGCTCAGAACCATATTGCAAACAGAACCAAGGCTATACAGGGGCCTTCAGGCAGAGATGCATCTACCTATACCGCCTTACTTGCAGGATTAAAGCCGTATGTTGTTCAGACTGCGACTGGAGGTAGGACAACCGATCTCCCAGGCCCCTGCTGCAACTGAGCAATCCAAATGGGAATCTCCTTATAGTCTGTATGTGTGGTCTGACCATTAGCCCACACATAGATACGTTCAATGAATTCCTGGAAATCTTTCCGACCATCTGGCCCCTTGCGTACAGGGCGGAGCTCTCGAACTACAATCTGACCTATTGCATCGCGAACTAGCCCATCAGTCTGTTTTATATCCTCCTCTCCAATTGGATGGATGGAGAATCCCATATTCGTTATAATTCCGAGATTCTCCTTCGCATCAATCATTTTCTCTAGTGTGAGCATTGACTAGTCTATACTTCGCTAATAGTAGTAAACTTTTGTCCATTGCGTAGCAATTTGTTCGTGTGCTTTGTTCGTGTGCTACGCAACGAACCTAGAATTTTTTTTAGTGGTTTGTTCGTTTGCTGAGCAACGAACTTAGTATTTCTTTTTAGTGGTAAACTAACACTAAAAAAAATTACCCCTTGTGGGGATCGAACCCACAATCTTCAGCTTTGTTCGTGTGCTGCGCAACGAACCTTAGAAGGCTCAGGCAGGTAGAAGGCTGACGCGTTATCCATTGCGCTAAAGGGGCTGAAAGCCCCTGAAGTCGTGAGACTAAAGGGGCTTGTGTCTGGCCCTTACGGGCCAGACGATTGCACCAACCGGGAATCGAACCCGGACTGAGAGATTGGAAATCTCTTATTCTACCACTAAATTATTGGTGCGTTGTTCTAGGCGGGGATTGAACCCGCGACTTTGGCGTGCCTATGCTAGACTAGTCTAGCAAAGGGGTTTTCACCCTTAAGTATACACATGTGTATAAGCACCACGCTCTACCAACTGAGCTACTAGAACGTTATTCCCAGGCCGCCAGCCTGGGAATTAAGTCCTAATAGCATCCTGCCACGACGTGGCAGTGAGCTACTAGAACTGAATTCCCAGGCCTGGGAATGAGAGAGGCGGTCTCCTACAACCTTATACCCAAGGTTATAGCAGTGTCAAGTTTTGAATAGCAACCTATCGATTGTCGTCTCTACGCAGAAGGCCCGATGCAGCACAATTCCCGTCAGAAATAGTACAAGCAGCGTAGGCCAATACGGGGTCCGAAGGACCCAGGCCAGAAGTCCCGCAGCGATAAATGTTAGAACTGTATCAACCACTGCAAAGTCCATGAACCGATACGAATGGGCCCCTTTCCGTTCCTCACCAAATAGATTCTTATACGGACACGACATCTATCTTGGGTCGTCTAAAAAGTACAGTTTGCGCCCCCCATTCCTTGGCCATGGCTATCCAATGCTCATTCCATTCACGGATGAGAACAATAATCTTGACCTCACCTGTTTCTAGACTAAGGTATGACTCTTTATACTCTAGTCCAGTGCCATCACAGATACTTAAAGAAATAATCTTACCAAAGTTATCACTCTTCCATCGTTCCACTGCCTCCTTAGTTGCCGATCTCTTTCCCTCACCACCCTGGAGACCCGTAATAAATAGCATCGATGGCCCCTTGGTCAAAAAGGCATGAATTGCATCGACCTTCTCAGACCACCCATGAATAATGGGGATCTCCATTACTACGTATTCTTGATTCTAATCTGGTCCAAACAACGCAGCCACTTATGTTCAACTACAGAACCCAGCTCCAGGATACTCGTCTCACACAAATGAATCTTACTCTGCAGGATCGGATTCAGCAGAGGCTTCATAGCCGGAATAACAGACCGTAGCCAGAAATTCGGATTCACGAGATAAATCCCTCTAAGCTTTTCGCGATGATCGGCATTCAGCAACTTAATAAGACTCTGTGTTAGGCCCAAGGAGGTATAATGCTTGGTTTCCATATTGGCAAAATCAATAATCCAGACCCAGGGCCCCTTCATTGTATCCAGGTGTTTCTTATGATTCCCAAGCGTCTGTGCTGTCTCCCTTTCCACCGTAAGAGCCGGGGCCGTATAGACCAGAGTGGTATCCCCCTGGATACCAAAAGGATGAAAACTATGTGCCGAACAGTGCGGGCAGGACATTATGTTAGGAAATGAAAAGGTTTTGTATAGTCTTACGCAACTAGGTCCAGTCAATTAGGATTCCGCATTTAAGAGTACGAGTAGTGGGCGTTGAATTGACCCATTCCTCGTGGGTGCGTACGAAGCAGCATGGGAACTTTTCCTGGAAGAAAGGTAACATCTCTTCTAGAGTTTTAAAGTATAGGACGGTCCGAACACTACTCAGGCCTCCTCCTACCTGAGGATTCAGCAGATCCCCATAAGGATCAAACTTAACATTGCTGAAATCAACCAGATACTGTGTTGAACCACATCCAGCTACCTTCTTGAGCTCGTCGATAAAGAGAGAGATCATCAAACTAATCTCGTTCTTCTTATTCTCTAGTGCGAGGCCCTGCAGATATTCACGACTGTAAGAGGTCATTTACCTTTCCTATACCAGTTCATAAGAGTCAAATTTTTTATTTCGATACAGTAAATGAAGCAAGAGCGTATCTTGGCCCTCCGAGCACTAGCAAAAAAACATCCGTATGCTCAAGATGTCGGCTACATATGGAAAAATCCCTTAAATTCTAAAAGTAGGGGTATCCGTTGGTCAGTTACTGATTTGAATGCATTTAGAAAGTTCCAACTTGAATATAGATCCTAAATGGACCGAATAAACTGCCAACCCATTTCTGCACAAATCTTCTGCCATACCTGGTCCTGCTGATATAATTTCTCCCTCGATTTCAAGAGCTGAAAGCAAGGTAGAAACTCATCTAGTTCCAGAAGCTGGCAGAGCTTACTCAGTACATACGGATAGGATAAGAAATTGGACCGGCCCTTGGGACAAAACTTAATAAAGGCTGGCTGGATCTCCTTGAACATGAACTGTAAACGTTCCTCATTCTCTCTGGAAAGAACCAGAGTAGTCATTTGCTGCTGAATACGATTCCTAATCTGCTGCACATGATCATACATCTTGGATAACTTAAGTTTCTGTAAAATCTGATGAATCTTCTCCTTCTTGACCCGCTTAGGATCATTAATGCGTTCCTTCTTAATCTCAGCCAGAACAGCCTCGATCACATCATGGGGAATATCCGTATTCTCCTTGGCCTGGAACTGGGCCAGCCATTCATTGAAATGATTAATCTTCTTATAGGCAAAATAAGTGATCTCGCGAGGCGGATCCTTATAGCTCGGCTTTTCAGAATCAATCAGAATAAACTCCTCGTGGCCACATTCAGGACAACCGAGCTTGGCCTCGTTCTGATAAAAGGTCATCTCCACCTCGCAGGCGGGACAGGTTCCCCATCCAGGTTCAATACCGGACCCAGGAAGGATTGCGCTCTTAATTGCTGAAGGATCGATCAGAGTAAGGTATCGTTCTAACATCTTATCGCGATTCAGACCATCGGTAGAATCTATATCACTTGCCTTGGCCCTAGCCTTGACCTTAGGACCCTTACTCATATTCTTGACCTGAGGTTCGGTAGGCGTCTCTTCCACAAAGTAACTCAGGACCGAATTAGATGGCATTCGTGTCATTGATGTATTTACATTCGTTCCTGCTGCCACGGTTTCCTGGGCATCATAATACTGGAACATCATATCACCCACGTTCAGAAAGTAGTCTATACGACTCTCATCAGTTTCAATTTTTTTGATCTCCTTGGATACTACATCAATCTCTTCTGTTGCCTGACGCCATTCATCGGAGAATTGGACCGCTGCCACCCTTTTCTTTTCTAGGGCGACGAGCTGTAGCTTCAGAGTATCGAGTGTATCACTCTTATCCTTGAATCCTTGTAATGTCTGTTTATGATAGGCCTCAAGAGTTGTCGGCTTTGTGCTGGTCCCTAAGGATGAAGCAAAGAATTCCTCTGAGACTAGTACATCATGTAAATTAGACATAATCTTACTTTACTGATGAGCTTTAGATAAGGGGCCCTAGTTCGGAACCTCTCCGGTTCCGTCTAAAAAATTTTCTAACGGGTGATTATAAGCAATGTCCGGAGGTGGTTTAATGCAGCTCGTGGCATATGGTGCCCAGGATGTATACCTGACGGCCAATCCTCAAGTAACTTTCTTCAAGCAGCTGTACCGTCGCCACTCTAACTTCTCGATGGAGTCTATCGAACAGACCTTTAACGGTGTGGCCAACTTTGGCAAGCGTGTTACATGTACGATCTCCCGTAACGGCGATCTGATTCACCGCACGTACCTGCAGGTAACTCTACCCCAGGTGTCTCTGACGGCAGCTGACCCTCAGGGTGCCCAGTTCCGCTGGCTGAACTGGGTGGGCCATAATCTGATCGACTATGTCGAGGTGGAGATCGGTGGCCAGAAGATTGATAAGCACTACGGTGACTGGCTGCACATCTGGAATGAGCTGACTCGCCCCGCTGGCAAGCAGGCCGGTTATGCAGAGATGGTGGGTAACGTGCCCACGCTGGTGAACATTATCTCGCAGGTGCCCAACGGTGGTTGTGACTCTGACTGCGCCGGTGGCGAGCCCCACGCTGCCGATGAGGACCGCTCCTGCAGCCCTGAGTACACGATGTATATCCCTCTTCAGTTCTGGTTCAATCGTCATGCGGGCCTGGCCCTGCCTCTGATTGCTCTGCAGTACCACGAGGTGAAGTTCAACATCGAGTTCAACACCATCCAGAACCTGTGCTGGTCTAACTGTGCCTCGATCGTTAACCGTGTGAACCAGACGGGCCTGGTCGCGGCTTCTCTGTACGTGGACTATATCTATCTGGATACGGAGGAGCGTCGCCGCTTCGCCCAGGTGGCCCACGAGTACCTGATTGAGCAGCTCCAGTTCACGGGCGATGAGTCCGTAACGAGCTCTGCCAACAAGATCAAGATGTCCTTCAACCA